ATCACCTTGTCTTTGAACTGCCCGAAGTACTGGGGTACGTTATTGGGTGCAACTAGCTTAGCTAGTCCGAAGGCATCGGTGGGCGCTTGTGCTGCGGGAGTACCAGTAAGCATCCATAACCAATCCACTCCCTTGCACAGATCGCGCAGTACCTTCCAACGGTTCGTCTGTGCATTCTTGTAGGCGCTAGCCTCATCCACCACAATTAGATCAAAGCCGCCTTTTTCTATCTCTTCTTTTACTACAGCCACGCCGTCGAAGTTTATGATGACAAACTCTGACCCTGCGTTGATTATCTTCTTGCGTGTCGCAGAAGCGCCGTGCGCTACAGAACAAGAGCGGTGCATAGCAAACTTAAACAAATCTTCCTGCCATGCTGATTTCATAATAGACAGAGGGCATATAACCAGTACGCGGTTAATGACTCCTTGCTGCATCAGGTAGTCTGCTGCCCATATTACAGAAGCAGTTTTGCCTGTGCCCTGCTCGTTAAAACAAAACGCTTTCTTGTTTAGAGTAAGAAAGGAGGCTGTCTTCTTCTGGTGTGCAAACGGATCAAAGCGCCCCGACCACTCGTACTCCCTGCCTATGGGCGACGGCACGTCTTTTACACCCAAACTGTTCAGAACTTGAGCTTCATGCAGCCTCCATGGCAGGGCTAGCTTAAAGTAGCCGTCGTCTTGCTCAGCTACTTTGTAGTTTTTTACGCGTTCGGTTATAAGGTGGGGGCGCTTAGTCTTTACCACCATCGCTCGGTTGTTTACTATCTTCATGCTTTAGAGGTCTTCTTTTTCTTGCGCTCGCGGTCGCTAGTTTCAGATACAAGGTTGCCTTTTGAGTCCCGCTTGAAAGAGCGGTTGCGGCTCGCTGTCTCTACCTTAGTACCGTCAGAGTTCTTGCCGCCTTTATCCATAGCCTTCTTGTGCGCTACGTCTTTGCCGTCACCCTTGCTAACCTTGCCTTCCCGCTCAGCCTTGCGGCGAGCAGCGTTGCGCGCGGCACGCTTTTTCTTTTGCTCTTCGGTGCCTTGGTACTTAGCATACTCGGCTTTGTAATCGCGTTTACTCTTCGTCATGGTAATTCCAGTCCTTTTCTCTGTTACTTAACCGTCTACCCACCCTATGATTTGCTTCAAGGGCGTCTTTTATTAACTGCATGCCCCACTCGGCTGCGCACTCGGGATGAAAGTAAAAAGTTAGCATTCTGCTGGGATATTCTTTTCTATGATTAATGTTTTCTTGTATAGCTAATTTCACTACTGGCGGAAACATAGCATATATTGTTTGCAGGGGGAGGTGCGCGTCCCAAACTACATGCGCATCCCCTTGTTCTATTGCATGCCTAAACCCGCAGTTGGGGTAGAAGCATGTTTCTGATGTTGCTTTATCCCAAGGGACTAAGGTGTCAGCGTCTTTTTCACGTGCCGTCATTAGCTTACCCTTGACGTAATTTTTTAAACTTTTCCATAGGTATGTACACGCATTCCTCTACATCAAGCGCGTCTCCTCTGTCGGTTCGTCCTCCTTCGCCTGATTCGTACGTGTCTTCAATCTTAGCTACCATAAGAACGTCAGTAAACTGTACGAACAGTAAGGCGGGTACTTTTAAAGCCGAGGACAACTCTAGCATCGCTCTGTGCTTTGCAGCGCTTAACATATAAGTCGGGTACTTATCATGTGCGTTAGTGCGTACCTTAAGCTCTGCTACTGCGTAAAGCGTGTTGTTGGCGGTGCATATTAACCTATCAACCACACTTAACGGGGGCAATTTTACACACACGGCTTTGTGTGTAGTCTCAAAAGTTTTAAACACTTCGTGCTCTTTCATTAAGTCTTCTTGCTTCTCGTATATAGGTCGCATTATCTTCTCCTGTTATGCTCACAGCTAGTAACCGGACAGAACGCACACAGCGGCCCGTCGATTGCATTCCACACATCGTTTTCTTGTGCTACTTCTAGTCTTTCTAGCTCATCATTGAACACACTTAAGTACGACTTATACATATCTACGGTGTGCTTTTTTTGTATGAACTCATTGCTTACTACATATGCTAACGCAGACTTAATGACTTTTACTTCGGGGTAATTAACAAACGTAGCGCCCGCCATTAAGTCAAGCTGTTTGGTGTCGGCGTACTTAGCGTTCTTACCTGTCTTGTAATCTATAAGGTAAGCCTTATCGCCGTTTACTATTAACAAGTCGACAATGCCGCGCCACCAAACGTCTTTGGCAAAGAACGTAGTAGGTTTGAAAGCGTTGTCCTCCTTAGCCACAGCCATGCGTATTTCGCAATGCTTCTCGCCTTCGATACGGTTAAACGCATCTAGGATTTTCTTAACGTAGTCAAACTTAGCGGGGATAGGCTCGCCGTCTCTTATGTAGTGCTCGGCAGCTTTATGCACTTCGTTGCCATAGAAAGTCGCAGCGTTACCTTTATCTTTAACATCCTTAGCTACTTTTAGATGGTAGTATTTCTTAGGACATTGCTTGAACGTGCTTATGCTGCTGTAAGACCAAGCTGTCATAGGAGACCCTTCTCTTTTAGAATTTCGTAGTTCGCTTCGTGCTGGGGCTTTGTAATGTACTTGCCCTCACCGTTATAAGTTATGGCTAGGTTTTCGCTTACTAAAGCAGCATTAATAGTTAGCGTGCCCTCTATAGTTATAACTCCGAGGTAGCGTCCGTACTTGCCCTTGTCTCTCGTGGAGAGTTTGTAGGTTCCCCCGACGTGTAAGGCTCTCTCGACAAACTCCTTCGCCAAGAATCCGGCTTTCTTTTCGAGAGCATTTCGTGTGCGGCACTCTGGAGTATCAATACCATACAGACGAATGCGCTCACCGCACTTCCAAGTATCAAAGCCAAGGTCAATATCCACATCGACTGTATCTCCGTCCACGACCCTTACGATCTTGCAGTTATACTCGTACATTAGTTTGGCCTTTTGGTTTCTTCCACAACGTGCTGCACTTAACTACTGTTTCTTTGCAGTCGGGGCAGAACATAGAAATCTTACTTGCCCCGTAGGAACCACACACATCACACCGTGGGCCATTCATTTTTTGTTTAGCCATTAGAAAACTCTCCACAATATATAAGTGCCGTCTTTTTGTTTGCGCATCGTTGCGCCCATGTCGTGCCTACTAAGCAGCATCTGAGCCGCTTTAGCTGCTAACAAGTTTTTCAGCTTTACGCTGTCGCCCTTTTTCATTTCAAGCAACGGTTCATACTTAGAAGTCGGCCCTGCTTTTAGAGTAGTAGGTACAGGCACATCGCTTCTTATTTCTAACTCCATATTTACTCCTCCCCTTTCTTGCGCGGCACGAACCCGCCTATTGTTCTTTTTATTGGGTCAGTTAGCGAGTCGGACGAAAAACTTACTCCGTGCTTGCGCTTTTTCCTACCATCAACATCGGTTTCAGTGTAAGCATTGCGGGGGCACTGAGTTATCTTCCCACCTTTAGCCTCGAACTCTGCTATCTGTTTCTCTAACTCTTTGCGTAATCGCTCACGTTCTTCGGCGGTCATCACGTCGATTCTGGTAGTAGTCATTAGTTAATGCCCTTGTAAAACACATGCTTGTGTATCTTGGTTGTTACTTCTCCGGTGTAAGCCCACTGGGGGAACACCTTTGTACTATGATAATGGGTCGCGCCATCTGTAACGTCATCCACCAAACCGCTTAGGTGCGCAATGTACAGCGCGTTAAACCAAGCCTGCCTGTTGTGTGGGTTGTCGCTCTTGCCGTCACAGTAAAAACTAAACTGGCATTTGTGCCGGATAGGAAACCCATTCCAGTAGTACCCTTGCTTAACCACGTCACACGCATTGTCTGGGTAACGTGGGTCTTCAATTCTGTTTTGTATTACTTGAGCAACTGCAATTTGTCCGGCATCGGGTTCGCCCCGGGCCTCAAAGTAAACTGCAAGTGCCACGCACATTAGGGAAGGCGTCATGGCTTCCTCCTACTAGTGTATTGTTTGTTCTTCTATCTCGTACTCGTAGTTAACGGTTTCTTCGTTAGTGGAAAACGGTCCTGCGCCGTTAGTTAAATGGAACTTCATAGCCACAGCCGTGTGCGGAGACATAGTTATTACTGCGTCTACTTCAGGGTGCATAACGGGCGTGGCTTCTAGTAAGTTACTAATCAACTGGCTGCCGTGCCCTCTCTGATAAGACCAGATTGAGTAAGGACATAGCACTGTACCTAATGCGCCGTGCATAGCCTCTCTTTCTTCTAGTGCTTCTTCTATATCAGTAAGCCTGCCTGCGGCTATAAACTTTAACTGCGTCTCGGACTGCGGTACAAACCTACATACCACTACACAAACAACTGCGGCTATCTCACCTGTCTCGTCGTTCACTTCTGCGTAGACATGAAACGGGTCTTCAAACCGCACGCTGTCGTCTTTAAACATGTTCGGCCTTACTGGGTCATCTTCTATTAAATACAGATGATCTGCGGCGTTACACTTTATCAGCATCTTCAAACTCCTGAAGGATGGCTTCTAGCTTTTCTACTGCTTCGCTAGCTCGTTGCAACAAAGCCATAATCTCCTCTGCATCTGCGCCATCGACTTCGATTGTTATTTTCATTTGACGTTATGTATCTCAATTAGCAGGTCGATGCAGTGCTTCGCCTTTTCCAAGTCCGATAAGGGTTGCCCCTTTAACTTCCAACGCGTAATGTATTTCACTACGTTACCTTCTAGCAGGGACAAGCCGTTCTTCTCTGCGTACTCGGCAGGTTGGATCGCCATGTTCTTATAGTGAGTCCCGCCCGTCTGTTTTTGGAGCGGTGTCTGTTCCGGCATCGGGTCGGTCGGTTTTGCCATCTGTGCTGTCAGCATTCTTTTGCTTCTCCTGTTTTTGTTTCTCAAAGATTTTTGCCCAGTTCTCCCCGAAGTCTTTAGCAGGGATAAGGGATGGTCTACGTCTACTACCTTTGCCACTCATTAGTCCTCGTCCTCCCAATCCATCGAGTCAGCTAACCACTCTTTCCGCGCTTGCTCTTTATCAAACGGGTCTTCGTAGTCTTCTTCGAGCGTGGTCAGGTACCGATTGAGATCAGCTATTACTGGGTCTTTATCATTCATTGGCGTGCCCCATGCTTTTCTGGCGTAACTTATTTATAAGTTCACTGTTGGTTGTTGAGCCTACGGTTGTTTTCCAATCTCCTTCGGGAGGAATAGTTTTGTGCATAATTACAAGAGTTGCTTCGTCCCCATCAAACGCGTCGAACAGTTCAAACCCATCGGCAGATTTTTTATTTAAGTAGTCTTGCAGCTCACTGGGAACGACATGTTGTACGCTCCATTCAACATTTTTAACTAAACTCATATCTATTCTCCAAAATTAATAAAGGCCCGTAGCGTGGGCTAGCCGGTGTACACACAGTGCGGAGAACGACGAACCAAGCGCGCTTCGCAGCGGGCTAGGACGAGTGATGATTGCTCCTGTTGTACACTGCGGGTGTTGTGGTCATGATGAAACCTACCCACCGCCCGCTGGGGTATGCGGGGGGAAAAACACACAAAAACCCCCGCGAAACTTAACACTCTCCGTATGAATTCCCGTAGCCGCCTTCGCAATCTAAAGGCAAGTCGGGCGCCCAAGTCGGTCGCACCTTCATTATTTCTTCAACGTGGTGCATCGCCTCTTCTACTTCATCTTCTGGGACGATACAGCCTATCGCATCGTGCACCGTCATAACAACTTTGTATTTCTTAGCAACTCTAAGAAGCTGCTCGCCAATCACAATCCTTGCCAATGCTTGACAAACGTTCTCAATAACCTTCCCACCGTAGATGCGGTTGGGGATTATAGCTCTACCCTTACGGGTGTCGTAAACCGTCTCGTCGTACCCGTCTTCCTCTTCTGCCTCCTGCACTCGCAGGTTGGGGTACTTTATGTACAGCCCGTTCGGTAGCCGTATACCTGTATCACCCTCAACTGTAAGGATACCTGAGCGGCCTAGCTCCTCCACCTCGTCGTCCATCATAGTCTTGAGCGCCTTGTTCGCAGCTCTCCAAAGGGCGGGTATCTCTGGGTATGTATCACGGTATACGTCGATGATCCTTTGGCATTCTTCCTCTTCTAAGTAGACCCCGAAGTTTTTCAACTGTGCTTGGAACTTAGCGGCCCCCATGCCGTAGCCTGCTCCTAGTATCGTAGTCTTACCAACGAACCGCTCGTCCTTAGTTATCTCAGTCTCGGGCTTATCGTAGATAGCTGACGCCATGATCTTATACACGTCGTCCCCCCTGTCGAAAGCCTCTACTAAGTCCTCTTCCTCGGCTAGCCATGCTAGCGTACGTGCTTCGATCTGCGACAAGTCACAGTCGATAAACTTGTACCCGCGTGGTGCGCACATTGCCTTCTTCAACTGCGAGCCTCGGGGTAGGTTCTGCATGTTGATCTTATCGTCCCCACCCCACCGTCCGGTGTGCGCCGCGTAGTAACGCAAGGGGATAGGGAGTGTGCCACGTTCTGCAATGTCGATAAACCGCTGCGTGCGTGTCTCTTCAATGGTAGAGCGCACCCCAAGTCGGGCAGCAACTATAGCCTGTACCTCTGGGTTCTCGTGCTCTTGCAGTGCCTTGAATGCCTCGTCACTCTTAGCGAAGGCGAAGGTTTCCTTGCCCGTCGCGGGGCTTATCTTAGTCGGCGGCTCGATTCCATACGAGCGCAGTAGCTCGGCAAATTGTGGGTTGCTTGTTAGCTTTTTCTTGTCGTGAGTGACCTTAGCCATTAGTGCTTCTTTAGTATCCTTAACCTCCTTCAAGTGGGCCTCCAGTATGTCTTTATCTAGCACCAGACTAGGCTCGCTAAACATGCGGATGGTCAGGTCAATAAGGTTAAGCTCGAATACGGGGAAGTCTTTGACTAGCACTTTGAACAGTTTGTAGGTCAGCTCCACGTCCTGTTGGCAGTAGCCTCCGTAGGCTTCCATTTCTGCCTTGGTGAAGTCGAGGCGCCGCTTGCCTATTGCATCGTGAACCTCAGTTCCTTTTGCGCCAAGCTCGTAGTATTCAGAGAGGGCGGCCAGACTGCCACCTACTTCGATAGAGTGGATAGCCCGTGCCATTGCTAGAGTATCTGCAATCTTCTTGGGCTTAATACCAAAGTGCCAGTTAAGAATTGCCATATCAAACATGGCATTATGAGCGAGAGCAATTGAGTTCTCCCAGTCAAACTGAGAAAGGAATTCTGCTACCTGTTTCTTTGATCCTGTAAACCAAAGTGGGGCAGCAGCTTCTTGCTGTGCGGAGTGATGATAGTTCTTGACCGCAACGCCAATCACCTCGAAGCGTGGGTCGCGTATGTATTCTTCTGTAGTTAGCTTGCGTAGTCCGTAGTCTTTCGCGTAGTAAGTCTCAAAGTCGACCACCAGTAAGTCCATCATTAGTATCCTTGCTCATCACTGTAGTTAAAATAGATTCAAGCTCGGCCATGTTGTCCTCGTTAATCACGCAGGATACGCCACCGGCTTTTATAATGTCTGCAAGTTCTTTCTCTTGCAAGGGGGTAGGTTTGTTCTTGCCTGCTTTGCACTCGATGCCAATGAAGCACCCGCGTAGGCAGCACACTATGTCAGGGACGCCGCTCCTGCCCATGCCGTACGATGCGGGGAAGAAGTAATACGCGCCGTACTCTTTGAGTAAGCGCACTACTTTGTTCTTAACTTTCTTCTCGGGAGTCATAGCCATTCAAGAAGAATAGCGAATAGTTTGGACTTTGTAAAGGCATAAAAAACCCCGCACTTGGCGGGGTCAGGGGAACCTACAAATTGTAGGTTAGTTGGCGGGTTCGTCTCCGAAAACTAATTCGTCATCTACGTGTGCTTCGAGCACCCTGCGTATCTCCGCAGTGTAGTTAGTGAAATTGTTTTTGAAGTAATCTACTACATGCTCTGGCAGGCGCACGTTGGTATGCACCATAGCGGGCTTAGTACCTGCGCCTCTGCGTCTAACTGTTGAATTCATTTGCAATCCCCTCCATTACCCAAAATTTATCTGCTTCATATTTGAAGCCTACGTTATCTACAAAGCTGTTGTTCTCTGAGAGCTTAAGCATACCCAAGGCGCCCCGTGCTTTGTCAGACAGTTGCTCACGTCTGAATGTGCGAACTCTGGTGTCGCCCTTGCGGTACACGTGGAACTCTTCTGGCTGCGCTAGTACATACAAGCCTGTTTCTCCGCCGCGCATGGCGTACGCTTCGGTCACTAGCTCGTGGGTATCTGAAGCATCTATGTACGCATCCAGTACGTGGGATTTGCCTTGCTCTTGGAAAAACTGCGCCACTGCTTGTGATAGCTGCGAGTTGCTTGTGATAGCCTCCTCTAGTTGTTCCATCACAGCGCTCTTAGCTCTACGCCGCTTGTACGAAGTGTCACTGTGCGCCGACGATATAGCCGAAGTTATCTTGGACGCTACTGAGCCAAGTTTTTCTATCTTAGTCATGCCATAGAAATACTTACGTATTATAGCCGCGGCCTTGTTCACGCTAAGCGTTTTCATCGAGGTTCTGCGTAGCATGGTCTCTCCTATCCGTGCATTACGGAACTCAAGGGCGCCAGTGTCCGCAAAGTCTACGCGTCCCACGCACTCTAGTCCGTCATACACAAACATCTCTGAGAACCCAACGTCATAGTCGAGGTCGAGGCAAAAGTTTAAGTGCGGCATCTTCGGTGCGAGGCTTCGCAGTAAATTGTAGACCAGCTCCTGCGCCTTAGTACCTCCTGCGTAACCAAAGGTAGGACGCTTAGGTGAAAACTCCACCGCAGTCTCAAAGGTGCGCCAATGAAAAACATTTGCAGGCATGTTGGTAAACCTGTGCATTGTGTTGTTTTTCAGCCGGTCACTGATAAGTGCTGCTGCTCCTCTTGCGATATATACTTCTGTAAAAGCCATGTTGTTCTCCTTACCACTCGTAGGTTTTGATGATTTCGTCTACTTCTTTCTTAACTTCTTCACGCACTTCGGGCTTATCCTTGAACATCTCCTTGGTCTTGCCCTCCATGATCTCCTCTAGCTTCTTGCGTGCCTCTTCTAGCTTGGGGTCTTTGGTAACATTCATGTGCTTAAGCATGCGGCATAACTCCAATGGGTTAGATACAAAAGTATCATGCCACCGTTTGTCATCGTCGTCTGCCCCCGCGCACTTCTCGCTGATGTGGTCGAGCTGCTTACGCAATCTGCGCTCACTCTCCTTCACCGCTTCCTGTACCCTGCGTTCTACCTCGTCATCACAGGCGGAGCGTAGCTCTTGCATCTCCTGCTCTGGCAGGTCTATGCACAAGTGGCCCCCAGACGGAACAGGTGCAACGGCAAAATTCCAAGCGTACTTGCCCATCACCTCCTCCACCGGAGGGTAGTCAGCCTCGTTGAATATGTCACCGCGATACTCTCTGGCCACCTCCCGATACACTGCGTACTTGTCTCTGAACTGATTGACCTGCCGCTCGAACTCTTGGCGCTTCCAGTTGTGCTGCTGCTTGTAGTCTATGAACAGACTAGTCGGGCATAGCCTCCACCCTTTGTCATCCCATGGCAGTGTCATTGCTGAATGCCACAGTCGAGAGTTGCCTGCGTACTTCTGTATGTCCTTATGGCCCGACGAACCCACCATGAGTTCATCGTATGCACGCGTAGCTTTGGGGTCGGCGTTCTTACTTGCTGCTATCTCCTGCTCTAGCTGCTTGTTGCGCCTAGTTGCGCCCCACACACTGATGTTTAACTTAACCAATACTGCACTGTTTGCTATTGCACTCATCACTCTTCTCCAACCTACAATTTGTAGGTTTAATCAATTTGAATTGTCTTGCCCACAGGGGCGGTTATTTTCGTGTCGTTAGTTATTGCCCACAGAATTGGAACAGTCCAATTCCCCCAGTTGTAAATCTCACCATCGGTCAGCATGATTACACAGTCAGGCTTGATGCCCTTCTCTTTTAGGTAGTCGGATACACACGTCGGGTCTGTCCCGCCTCCACCCGTTGCAGTTTTCATAGCAGGTGCATTGTTCAGAGAGTCACTAGAATAAACCTCGTGGTTCTCCACCTGCCCGTCCCAATCAATGAAGTGTATCTTGTCGATAGAGACTGCCTTAGCAATACCAATGATCTCACTGGTCACGTCTCGCAGTCGGTCTGCGAAGAACATCGAACCCGAAGTATCACGCGCAATCACCACCTCGTTGATGCTGTTACCTTGCAGTGTTGGCATCACAATGTCTTGGTGCAGAAACCTACGGCTTGGTCGGCGCCAAGTAGACTGCTCCTTCTTTCTACATGTCGAGTTCATAAACATGCGCAGCAGTGTCCGCCAGCTCACCTTGGGTGTGACTAGCTCGCTTAGACCGAGAG